CAGTATTTCTAATAATAATTTGTGTAGGGTTTGTAGATTGATCAATAGTTACACCGTCACCTACTAGTGTTTTTTCAATAATTTCATCACCATTAGCATTTGATGCTAACACTTTATTAGCAGTTAGTGCATTAGGTGTATTGTCTAGTGTTTCAAAGTTTAGACCGCCGCCTAATCCTAGTGCCGCATATAGTTCTGTAAAGTTTTGATTTGTTTTGTCAAAACCTGTTCTAATACTATCACCGGTTGCGTCATTACCAGTTGCGCCGATATTAATCTCTTTACGTGCCATATTTTAAACTCCGAAACTTTCTCCACATCCACAACTTGATGTTGCATTAGGGTTTTGTATACTCATGTATGATCCAAATACTTCTTTTTTATAGTCTATTGTAGTACCCATTACAAACATTAGACCAGTTGCATCAATAGCAAAATTGCCATTACTTAATTCAAATATCTCATCATCGTCTTCTACTGTATCTACAGCATTCCATTCATACTGAAAACCAGCACATCCACCGCCCTTAACGCTTAATTTAACGTACTTTTTGCCTTCCTTTGCAATGACGGTTTCCATGTGTTCTTTTGCTGAATCTGTCACAGTTACAATGCTCATGACAATATTTATGTTATATTTTATAATCCGAATGTAAATAGTGTTATGTTCAAAAGAATAGAAAATTCTATAACTCACTACTATCGTAAAAGCAAAAAGGGCAAAGTACACCCCTACAAACGCATGAAACAAATTGCTGTGTTTGTATGTGATGAATGCAATGAAGAGTTTAAGCGTGAGAAAGGTAAAGTAGATCCTAGGCGGTTAAGCGACAACTATTTTCATGTATGTCCTAGTTGCGATCCTAAAAGATTTGCACAAAAACGTGGAGTTGAAAAAAGGCTGGTTTGGAATATGCCAGCCTCTATAGATAAACCAATTAGTAGTTTGTAATTATTCAGACTTGTAAATAGTCCAAGCACCATATGCGATTGCCGCATATGCAAGTAATCCTGCAAGTGGTTTAGCAATTAGCACAACAATTCCTAATGCAATAAGTGCCGCACCGTCCCAAGATGTTCTTTCTGTGAAGCGTTTTGCTACCCAACCTTTAAAATTATCTAACATAGTAATCTCCTTTATTTTTTAGGTTTTACTTCTTTCCATAGTTGATCAACTAGTTTTGGTTTAGTTAATCGTTTGTCTAACTCAATGCCATGAGCACGACCTAGTTGTTCAAGTTCGTTCTTTGTCATTTTTGTTAGTTCTGCCTTTTTCATTACAACAGGCTTGTCTAACACTAATGGTTTTTCAGCAATTTCTGTTGGCATGAATATATTTTTAAGCCAATTAAGCATTGTACTCTCCTAATCTTTAAGTATAATTACCCCACAAGCGAGTCGTTCACCTGCATTTCCGGTTTTGAGTGATTCTGCATCGCCGCCTTTACCTAGGTCATCTACATCAGCATGGACTACTATTGCACGACCAACAACACTGCGTTCACCTATTAGATCAACACGTTTTGCTATAATAGTGAAGTCGGCTACGCCGTCTGTGTTCGCTGTGACATTTCCTAAATCGCCTACATGACCATTATTAATATCACCGTGATCTACATCATCGGGATTATAATGTCCACCGGCGCTCTCACAGCCATCTGTCAAATCACCAAACTCGTGTATATGAAATCCATGTTCACCAGGTTCTAAACCTGTAATACGTCCTACTATTACAGTACCAGATCCTTTTTTCATTTGTCTCAACAAAATAGTTCCTTCTACTGATTCTCCGTGATCTAAATTACATAATGCAGTAACATAGTCATCTGATTCAGTAATAGTGGTAAGTTGAGTACACTGGCATTCTGCGGCTCTTGTTCTAGAGCAACTTTTTTCTGATATCTCTTGTAGTTTCATACAAGTATTTATTGTTCTTTTTTATACAAGTCCCATAATTTATACTTGTTCCTCCAAGTTTTCATCTCTGATGCCAACTTGTAGTTATGTGGTATAAACTTTAGAGGTTCTTGCTCGAGTACTTTCCTGATTGGACTGTTCTCGAATAAAATTTCGTCCTCGCTCATAAAAATATTTATGCAGTTTTTCACTTGCAAGGTTCTTTGCTTTGCTTTCTACCATTATATCTGCGTACGGCCAAAACTCTAATGCCCAGTCATTTACTGCGTTGTTCCACATAAAATCACTGTGGGCACGTAGTTTTTGTTTCTTGTATCCTGTTTCTAGTAGTGATTCCATATTAGGTTTAGAATCCTGTGGGAAATCTACAAGCACATCTTCGCGGCTAACACTGTAATGAATAACAGGTCGAACACCACGCCAACTGTCTACTATGCGAGCAAATCTATCGTCGGTGGGTTGAATGTATTCTCCACTATTGACCCAGTGATGGTGTATGTCAAGAACGAGGGCAAGGTGGTCTGCAAGTTCGAGGCTTGCGTCGATTCCCCACGACATTTCGTCGTTCTCGATCGTGATAGTGTTTCTTGCTTCAGGCGAGAGTCGTTTAAGTGCGTCGATGATACCTTGTGGACCTTTTCTACCCGATATGTGTACATTGCATTTAAAGTCTTGAAATGATTTGCCGTATCCCATCCACCTGATGACATCCACATGATATTCAAACTCCTCTATACTTCTATTTACAATATCAGGATTATCTGACGCAAGTACAGTAAACTGACCAGGGTGCATAGAAAGCCTAACATCAAGTTCCCTTGCAACTTTGCCGGCCCTTGCGAAATGCTTTTCGCAATATGCGACCACATCAGGTAGTTTCCAATAATAGCACCAAGTAGGCTCTGTGTACACAGGAAGGACATCACTACCAAGTCTAACCATGCGTAGTTCATTAGGTAATCCTCCTACGTATCTAATCAAGTTTTCAAACGATTTGATGTTATGTACCATAATATCCCATAGACGTTCTTCTGCAACTTCTTTAGTTTGTCTATTAAGCCATGCAACAGTTGTTGAACGTGTATTGAATGGGCGTTGAATTTCTTCTAGTAACTTTTTCTTTTGTGTTTGGTCGTGATGCATATACTTACATGCAAATCCAATTCGTTTTGTCATAGTGTTTTTAATATTTTCCAAGTTTCTTCCCAGTCTTTAATATGATAACACAAACCTAGATCTTTGTCAACAAGCAGTTTTTTCAAAGGATAATCGTTTCCTGCTTTATCCATTCTATCACCAAAGAAATGTAATTCATCATTAGGATCAAAGTCTTTTATAATTTGTCCTTTGTCATTGCCTTTTGGATATATGTCTATTCCAGTTTCTCCACCAACTCGTGCTTCTATATTTGGAAAAAGTTCATTAAATTGTTTTGCAATAGTATTGCGTTCGTTTTTATGCTCATCCCATTCTTTATATATGAAACGCTCTTCTAAATTTGCATTACGTCCTACAATGCTATAGTTTACCATGCCAGGGCGATGTTCAAAGTGTAGTCCTGTTTTTCTGTAAAACTTGCTTTCTTGTAGTTGTATTTCCAACCACGCAATAGCATCTTCGGGCAGATGCCATACTTTAGAAAAAATGTTTTTACCATTTTCCCACACGTCGCTACCTGAACAGTTATATACACGGTTTACATTTTCACAAATTGTGGAACCAAGTTGTTCTAAAGTTTTAGGATAGTCACTACCAGTAATTAGATAAACATTATGATCATAGATAAATTCTATAAACCATTTTTGGAATTGATCGTTTATTTTTTGTCGACTAGGTGTAAGTGTGCCATCGACGTCGAAAATATACCTTTTCAAAATACTACTCCATGTTTTATATATTGTAGTATAGATTTATTTGTGTGTCAACTAAATTTTGTCTTTGATTGCTTTAAGAATTGCCAATGCAGATTCGTTACTTCCGTCGAACTGCATACCTAGTTTATCTGCAACTGCATTTAGTTCGTCGTCTAGTAAATCATTTGATACTACTTGATCAACATTTTTAAATGTTAATACCATGTTAATTGCACGTCTTTCTTCTGTGCCTGTATAAGCAGTTACTCCGTGCCATACACTACTTGGAAACATTACAATTTTACCAGGCTTAAAAGGAATTACGTATTTGCCATCACCTTTAACTCCGCCCCATAGTTTTGGATTTTCCCATCTTGGATCCCAAAGGACTAAATCACCGCCTTGTCCTTCTTGACCTTCGAACCAACATACTGCACTTATAGTTCCTCCATGATCTTCATCTGTATGGATATCCATTCCTGTACTATTAGGTGAAAATGTGCTTAACCAACTGCTTGCAACTACAGGTGTTATATGATGCTTTGGAGTAAAATCTTTTGCCCAATCTATTACAGATTGTTTAATATCCTTTAGCCCGTCAATTTGTGACATTGGTTCTAGTTGACCTGATGGAATATCAGGAAAATTGTTAATTTTAATGTTTTTTTCTTTTACAATAGTACCCCAAAGTACTTTGTAATCTTCAAATTCAAATGTTCTGCTCATGACAATATTTACCTTTTCACAATCACTTCCAATTATTTTTTACCCACGGATCATCACAATTATGTGGATTTGGATCTCCGTGAAACACGCAAATAGAACAATCATCAGGTGGTATCACATCTTCTACTTCTCTAAATCTTCTATTGCCCTTGGCTCCGGAAGTTAAAATCCTGCATTTACGCACTTCCCATTTCCAACTTCTAATCCATTCATCAGGCCATAATGTAGCAGGATTTGATTGATTAGTTGCTGTCCATAACCAATCTTGATCTCCAAAATGACTTTTAATTATTGATTTTGGATCTTTAATAAAGTGTGTCCATACATCATTTAGTTGTCCTAATTTAAATCTAATAACACTTGAGTTATACTTTTTCCACTGCGGTTGCATCGATCTAGTAAAATCTCTAATTACACACCATTTGTCTACTTCGTACTCAAACAGTTTATCCAAATTGCCACTTACAACAACATCTAGATCCATATACAAAATTGTACTGTCTTTTGCTAAAGGTAAGTCTGCTGAATACATGTAAGGCTTACACCACCAACCAGTAAGTTCTTTTGGCAAATCTAAACAAAGTATATCTTTATTGATATCTTGTTTATTATCTGTTAAACATACCATAGTAAAAGGAATTGTAAGATTTTGTTTTACCATGCTGTAAAGTGTGTTTACATATTTTGCACTATACTTGTCACCGTGCTTTAAACACAGTACATAGTTTTTTCCTTTACTATTTACAGCATCATATGATGGATAGCCTTTTTCAAATACTGGGGCTACTACTTCTTGTTTGCGGCGGTTGTTTTCTTTTTCAAGCCGACGTTGTTCTCTTATTTTTTTCCATTCTTCTTTAGAATATTGACTTTTATCAATCTTCGGCACTCTCTAATGCTCCCTTTATTTTTACTATATCATCAATAATTTTTTCAAAGTCAGTTAACTTAACCATATTAGGTCCGTCACTTGGAGCATTATCTGGATCAGCATGTACTTCTAAAAAGAAATTTGTGATCCCCAAAGCACACCCGCTACGAGCCATCCCAGGGACGAAAGAACGATTGCCGCCGCTACTAGTCCCCAATCCTCCGGGTTTTTGGACAGAGTGCGTAACATCGTACACGATGTCAGCGTCAATATTGTCGAGCATCCACATAAGACCAGTATAATCCACGACAAGAGTGTTATATCCAAAACTTGTTCCCCTTTCTGTAATCCATACTTCTTTTGCACCTTCTGTTTTTGAAAGTATACCTTCAACGTCCCATGGTGCAAGGAACTGTCCTTTCTTGATATTTACAATCTTTTTTGTTTTGCATGCCGCTTGTACTAAATCAGTTTGACGGCATAAAAATGCCGGGATCTGTAACACATCAACTATATCGTTATAGTATGCGGCAATCTTTAGAACTTCGTTTTGATTATGAACATCAGTAAGTGTTTTACAACCTACTTGTTCTTTTATCATTTTAAAATCTTTAAGTGTAGTTTCTAATCCTACACCTCGTTTGCCTTTGATGTTGGTTCTATTTGCTTTATCAAAACTTGCCTTGAAATAGTATTCTATATCGTATTTGTCACAAACACGTTGACACTCGCGAGCAATCTCCATACTTTGATGTAGAGTTTCGTGTTGACAAGGTCCTGCTATAATTCTCATTCGTATCTATTTCCATTAAACACACAAACAAAATACAATTCTTCATTGCCTGCGTGTACACGATGAAACACACCGTCTTCAATTAACACAGTATCACCTGCTTCAACATGATAGGTAACACCGTCAAGTTCCATAGTTCCATAACCTTCTACAAACATATAAACTTCTTCCTGCCCTTCGTGCTTGTGTCCGCTTGTACTCTTACGTGGATTTAATCTTGTACTACTTACTACAAGAGTTTTTAAATGAGTGTTGTCTTTTACAACATAACGTTCATCGTTCTTTACAACTGTTCCTTCAATATTAGAACTTTTGAACTTCATTGTTAACCCTCGTAGATTGCTGAATTGGCACCGTGTTCAGCACATTCTACTCGTACACAGTAACAACGGTTGTCACTCATTTCACGTACTAGTTTATCAGCAAAATTAAATGCGTGTTCAGCAAACTTCTCTGCGCCAACACCATCCATAATAACAACTTCTGCTAGATCCATATCATTAAGTTTTAAAAATGTATCCAAGTGTGGATCGTGTTTATCAATTGCTGTTTTGTGATCGAAGTGATCTTCAAGCCACTTCTTCAAAGGCTTTAGTCCGCCAAAGTCAACTGCCCAGTTTTTGTTGTCTAGTTCATCACAACCAAACGTGAATGTAAATGCTAGACTGTAACCGTGTAGTAGATGACAGTGTGAATGATCTGCGTTAGGTTGACGGAACACTGCCGATAGGCCAATGTTGTGTCCGTAGTGTTTTGTACTGTAATGTTTTCCCATTATTATCTCCTATACTTTAATAATGGCGGCAGAATTAGAAGGGTTGACGCCAAGTCCTTTATGTTATATATCTTCTTTAAGTTTAACAATTAAATTTTCGATTATTTCAATGTTTTTATTTTCTAATCCAAGATTGTCTTCAATTATTGCTTTAAGTAATTTTACAATGCTACTAATTTTAAGTTCCATATCTGGACCGTAAATATCAATACCATTATCATTAAGAGTATGTACGATGTTTTCAATTAACTCATATGTAACATCATTACTTTTTTGCATAATTGCTTCCGGATTAATTGCACCCGGAAACATAACTACATTACTTGACATCTTGTTCCTCTAGTTTTTTCAATTCTTTTATAACTTCTACGAAACTTTTGAATACATCATCATGCTTTGATTCTTGAATTTTATTAATATTCAAATTTGCTACAGTTTTTTCAAGACTATAAACCTTGAATCCAAGACAAAAAACAAGTGCAATCAAAAAACCTAAAATAATATTTTTAAATTGTTCCATGCTCTTATTATAGCATATTACTTGTTCTTGTCAATCAAAATTTGTAAATTTTCGTAATTATCGATAAAAAAATTACCAAACTGATCCCATTCTTCAGGCGGATCCCAATCATCAGGTTGTATTTGCAGGAATTTAATTTTTGGATACAATTCAAATAGTTTTGCAGTTTGATAAACCCAATATGAAGGATCTGTTGCTGGCTTGGTTGCATCATTGTAATTTTCTGTGCTTTTGTATATGTTGTTAAATTTGCTATCACTACCCCATAAATCAAAACCTAGCATTACAACATAATCTGGGTCCATAGTACAGGCTAAATTTAGAGCATGTCCTCCACTACCCCAGTGCCATGGATCATCTTGACGCTTATTTCCTTTGTATGGCAATTCAGGTAAGCAACGTACATTGCGCCAAAAACTAAACTGTTTGTACCAATTGCTTCTTGTGTATACAGGATTTTCGTAACTGTTGTTTACGGCTTCTTGTACCATGCGTCTATCACAGCACACTAAATGATCAGGATGAAAATCTCTATGAACAGCATTAGTACCTATTGTAGTACCTAATGATTCAAGTTGATACAAGTCAAAAATTTTACGGCTTTCACCGTTGCCTATAACAGTAACATACTTCATAAGTGTATTTAAGACTTGCGGATTTGTTTGACTATATCTTTTATGTCGCGAATATCGTGTAGTACTTCTTGTACAGTGCTTTCTGCTCGATGTGTGCGGTCAGCAATTTCACCAATAGTATGGACAGTCCAGAACCACCAAGTAACTGCGGTCATAGCAAATACACCAGCACCTATCCCTGCTATAACGTGCCAATCCCAAACATTGTTATGCCACAACAAAAAACCTACTAGTAAGTAGGCGATTGGGGAAAGTTTGGCATACAAGTCCCACCATCGCACTTCTCGCTTTATTTTATCAGGTATTTCTTTGTTGAGAAATATTACGTTTTTCATCTTGCCCATACTAATATTTATTGTATGAGTTAATTAGAATTATGTTGTGGTATTATTTCCTATGAATCCCCACGGTGACCAATTACCGGGTGTACCACTTGCTGTGCATATCCAACCAATGGGTGCTGTGTTTTTAGGATTCTCATTCCACACTGTATCACCTTTGTTCCAGTGTCCGCTAGCGGGTGGTTTATCTGCTACCATGAACAGTCGATTTTGAAAACGTATGTTGCCTGCTACTTCTAAATCTTCTGTAGGATTCTTAACACCAACACCTAATTTGCCGTAAACTCTGTGTGTGTTGCTTGTATTGCCTTCTTGTCCTACTGTGACATCACCATTAAAAGACACTTTAATACGTGCTTGGTCATCTGTGATAATGCGTAGGTTTTTATTATTATATGTGCCTATTTTAGCATCACCATCTTCAGCATCAATAATAACATTAGTATCATTAGCAAAGTTAAAAATTCCTATATCGCCTGCAGGCTTGTCTGTACCTAAACCTATTCTATCTAGATTAGGATCATAAAAGAAATGTTCACCTAGTTCAACTCTTCCATTTACTTTGAGATTTTTTAATTGCCCTACTTCACGTAAACTACTTCTAGTAATACCTTCACCTAATTTATCTTTTTCTAATACTTCTAATCCGTTTATCATATAACTTGCATCAGTATGCAAGTCTATATTTTCTGTGCTAAAAAACCTATCTGGTTTTGCTTTTAAAATAAATTGCTTTGAGTATTTTCCCCCTAACCATAAAAATCCAGTGCCTAAATGACTATTCCTAACATTTGTTGCACCAAATTCTATGTATTGCCCGGGGACTTTTTTATCTGAAATTAATTCTTTAGTTTGCAGTGTGTCTACTTCTAGTGATCCTTTTATATAAACATCTTTTTCTACTGAAAGTTTTCCTTGTAAGTTTATATCTCCTACTAGAGTTTTTGTTTTAATTGTGTCAACAACAATTAAATTGTCCATTACAGTTAATGAAATCTCATTAGCCTTATCTAGTATACCAGTTGAACTAAATTCCTGTAACGGGCCTCCTTTGACCCAATCTCCGTTGAGTTCACCTTTTTTAATGTCAAGTTGTTCTACTCTAATGTTTTCAAGATTATTATCAAAGGTTGCAACGGGCATTATAGTTCCTCTAAAACTCCTAAAACTTCAGCGGCAATCAATAATGCACCCGCAATCATAATATAGAATCCCCAGTCACTAGGACCTAAATAGTATCCTCCTATCATGAGTGCCGCACCTGATGCCATTCTTACTCCACTTTTTACTAATGAAATGTAAAAATGTTTTTTACTTACGTCTTTAGGTTCCATTATTTTACCTCAACAAGTGGTTCGCTGATATAAGAATCGTTGTAGTCACCATTCTTTTTATATTGACGCAAACTAGTTTCTTTTACAAGTTGACCGTCTTTAACAGTATATGTAATATACTCTGCCTTAATAACACCTTGTTTATTTCTTTCAATGTGTTCTTTCATAGGCCCGTCTTCCATTAGTCTCTCCTTTTAAAAATTTCGTCAATAAGTCCATAGTCGAGTGCTTCTTGAGCAGTCATAAACTTATCACGTTCCATATCATTCGCAAGTTCTTCAAATGTTTTGCCCTTGCTGTTATGCTGAACGTATACATTAGTTAGTTCTTTTTTAAGTTTGATAATTTCTTCTGCATGAATTTGAATATCAGTTGCTTGTCCACTAGCACCACCACTTGGTTGGTGAATCATGTGTCTAGCATGTGGCAACATAAAACGTTTACCTGGTTCTCCTGCTTGAGCAAGCAATGAGCCCATTGAGCAAGCCTGACCCATTACATATGTGTACACGGGCGATTTGATGTATTGCATAGTATCATAGATAGCCATGCCCGAACTTACTACACCCCCAGGTGAGTTAATATAAAAGTGAATTGGCTTGTCACGGTTTTGTGATTCCAATAAAATAAGTTGTGCTGTAATCGAGTGTGCTACAGCATCGTGGACTGCACCGTTTAAAAATACGATACGTTCTTTTAATAGTCTTGAAAAAATATCATATGCTCTTTCGCCATCTTGATTCTTTTCAACCACCATTGGGATTAGACTGCTCATTAATATACTCCTATCAGTATTGTTTCTGGGTTTATTCTACCATTCATCATGGTAGGTGTTGTTGTAAGTTTCTCAATCCAGTTTTCAAATTTCTTACGTGTATTGAGAGTTTTTACTTCTTGTAATTGATCCATTGGTTTGCGTAGTGTCCACCAAACACTGCGTTTTTCGTCATAACGTTGTAGTGTTTGTCCTTTGAGATAAAGTCCACTGCCTTCACGGCCAACTCCTGTTGGATCTTCCATTGATGTGTAGTAAATGCCTAGTTTTCTATTCTTGCTGTTAAACACAACAAGACAGTTTGCACCGATAAATTTATGTGCTGGTACACTTGATACATTGTACTTGTCATCTGAAATTTTATATTTTAGTTTTTCTACTACCTTTTCTGGTGACTTTTTGCTTACCTTGCGTGGTTTTCTATTTGCTTTGCTTTCTGCAATAATACCATCACAAGCACTAATAATTGAAACAAGAAAATCATGTAGTTTTTTAACTTGTGGTTTTGAATAGTGCGAGTATGCTTCTTTTAACTGCTTGTGATAATCTAATTCATGTTCTGTCATTTTAGCAGTATTAGGTGGATCTAGTAGTTCTTTGTATTCTGCTATCTGCGGCTCATAGAATGTAGCAATCAATCTTGCGTGAGGTTGTTTGCACTGTAACTGACGCAACAGTGTTAGAGGTTTAATTGCTTTGAAGTCTGTGATCTTTCCGTCACAAAAATCATCCAGTGCTTGTTCAAAGTCCTGTACCATAATCGATGTTGCTTCACGTATGCGATCCTGTATGCTAGGTACATAAGTTTCTTGTTTTTTAACTTCTTCTTCTTTCTTTTCTTCTACTACCTTTTCACCTACTTCTAGTATTTCTTTTAACCATTTGTCAATATATTCATGATGAGGCTTTGGAGTGCCCATTGTGCCTGGCAGGCTATGCCACCATTCGTTATACTTTGGATGTACGTCTGGCATGCCTTGTGATGTTAGAATACAAAGTGACCCTAGCGTAGAGTTGTATTTGCTGTCTGGCGCTTTTGTGAGCATAGGTATATGCTCTTTCCATTTGTCGCTTGTCTTACAGTAATCTAGTGTGTACTTTTTATAATCAGCACTTTTCTTTTCCAGACGAAAATATTCAAAAGCCGCATCTTTTGCTCTGCTGAACTTTTCTCCATCCCAACTAGCACTGTCTGTAAAATCTGGTACATTGGTGTTTTTAGTTCTTCTTGTAACTGTTTTCTTTTTTGCCATCAGCATAAAACTCCAAATAATTTATATTGTAAAGTATATATAGTCTTTTCACAAAAAGCAAGAGGTTTATTTCTGAATCTGCTCAAAAACACACTGGAGCGGCATAGGAGAATCGAACTCCTATCTTCAGGGTGGAAACCTGACATAATAGCCTTTATACTAATGCCGCTTAAGGTGTTGGAATTTCAAAATAAAACTTATCACCCCATCTTTGTTTTATTTTATCTAATTGATATTTAGAAACACTAATAATATGAGCAAGTTTGTTTTGATCGACGCTAGGGTATTGATATTTCATGTAGGACCAAAATTGCACAACATCAGTTTCAGTAGTTTCTTCAAAAGACCCTACTTTATAAATTTTATTGAAATTTGCTTTGTTAATTGTTAATTTCATGATAATATTTATTATGTTTTTGTGCCGGTCTTATAGGGTGTAAATCCTGCTCCTGGCAAAATTATGCAAGCAGTCTCTTCCGATGGTTGAATTGTTATACTAAAAGTAAGTGTTGTCGGATTAATCCATATAGTCATAGGACCTTCTAAATACTGTCCGTTTGGTATCTTCCATACTGCTTTTCCTTTTGCTACAGGCATTTCTTGAAAATCTTGTAAAATGATAGAAATTTCCTCTACCGATCCACAGTCAATTAGAATCGGTAATGGTACAACTTTTCTTTCAGTACTCTCTTGGGCAAATACACTGATAGAAGTAACGACCCAAAAAAGTAGTCCTATTATAAGGGCCGCTCTTTTCATAATAGTATTTAGTGGCGGATAGGGAGGGATTCGAACCCTCGGTACACTGTTAAGCGTACGGCGGATTAGCAATCCACTGGTTTAAGCCACTCACCCACCTATCCTTTGTTAACATCTTCTTTATAGACTGTAAAACGTTCAGTATCTGTGATCTTTTGCAAAATACCATATTCGTTTACACGGAAGATATCTCCAGGCCTGTACAAGTAATTTTCTTTTTGAGTGCCATCTTTTGCAACACCCATTACTTCCCCTGGCCAATCACCTCTAACAGCAAAACTGCCATCTGGAAAACTTTCAATATTATAATCCATCCACATCATAAGCCTATTAACCTCCAACCATGATTTGCTATTGCGTTCAAGATAATAGCAAGGCAAGTAAGAATGTGCAACAACACCCACCCAGTACGAATAATTGCCACTCTGTCGGCTCTATTGTTATCTTCATATGCTTTTGCTCCTATTGCTTTACACCAGTATTCCCACATTAGACTTGACAGTCTGTTCCGGGATAAACGTGTTCTTTTTCATGTGAGTTTACCATACCGTATAAATCTATCAGATTGCCTATCTGAATGGCCAAGTGCGGCCATTTATCTGTAAGTGTTTGTGCAAACTCATTGCGTTCTTGAATTGTCATTCTCGCAAACTGTTCAACCAGTTGATCGATATCCATCTTTATGCTCCTTAACTAATTTATATTATTATAACTTTAATTTTGTTGCTTGTCAACCGAATATGTTTCTAGTAGATCTGGAACATCTGCCGGATAGAATTCTCCGTCCTTGACAAACATAAGGATAGCACCTTTGTTAGATCTTACATAAGCACGGCCACCGTCGATCATAGCACCGTTTGGAAAACTTTTATAGTCATGATGGCTTTGACTGTAATGCCATACACTACCGTCATTGACCATGCCAAACTCTAGTTCTTCTACTACGTCAGCATTTGTAATCATCATGTGATCGCGAACAGTATCATAATACAAACCAAAGTATCTATTACCAAATTGCGGGTGAGGCGTTTCTCTATAGTAAACGTCTACAGGTACATCACTTGCTCGCAAGTCTGTAGTACACACATACTTTACTTCTACACCGTCTTTTTCAGTGTAGTGTTTGATAATTTTGTCCTGATCAAATATCGGACTGTGATGAATGTTCATCATATTCCTCGTCTACGTCTTGTAAAAACTCTTGAA